AACTCGTTACCAGTCTGGCTTGCACCATTAACAACCGGCGTGCCAGCCGCTGTGGACGCTGATCCGCGTGGCGTTGCGGCATTAGGATCACCCAAAAGGAACGTGCCAAACTGACCACGCAACCGCAGCAAAAAGCTGTTCCAATATTCGCTGTCAGACCGCTTGACGGGCGGTATCGTGATCGTTGCCGACCAACGTGCGCCAGCGTGCCGGACAACTTGCTGTGCCAGTGTGAACGGGCTTTCGCTGATCGAAACAATATCAGTCGCAGTAATCTCAACCCGCGTGATGCCGGTCTGCGTCGGAAATGCCAATGGATAAGTTTCAGCCATAATTAACCCCCAAACGCACTAGCGAATGAACCGCCACGCCGTCTAGCCTCAAGAACCGCAGCCTTTGACGCTTCTTGTATCTGCGGCAACATTCCCATAACTTCGGCGCGTACTGTCTGCGATACGCCAGCCGACAAGTTGATGGTCTGGTGAACAGTAACGCCGCCGCCCAGCTTGTCATTGGGAATAATACGCCCAGCACTATCTGGAACGAATAACTCCGCGCCTTTTTCCCCGACGATGGCTGGCTTGCCCATAGATGGCCGACCGCCATTTGCAAAGCCGAACAAACCGCCGATAAAGCTGCCGATGCCGCTGACAAAGCCACCGCCGCCGGCACCGCCCATACCAGCCGCAAGTGGTGCTGTTATGTTTTTCTGGATATTGATGCGGATTAGATCGCTAATAATTGACCGCGCCATTGACTTAAACGCATCTTTTGCGCTGGCGGTTCCCATCGTCACATCAACAAGCGCATCTTCTAGCGACTTGATCCCACGCACCGCTGCGCTTTCCATATTCTTTTGCACGTCTTTTGCAGCATCAGCCAAATCCATTAACTGCTTTCTATAAACAGGCGCAATTTCAGTTCCCTTTTTAGTTTCTTCATTTGTTTGCTTTAATGAGCCTAAAAGCCGGTCAAAAACAAAACTTGTGTTTAGTGTCACTTTGCCGATTTCGCTAAAATCGTCTGTTACACGCTCAGATTGTTGTGACATTCTTTGCAACAGACCGACCAAGTTTCTGACCGGAATGTTTACGTTTTTGTTTCTTTTGCCAATCTTTTCTAGCTCTTCCGCCAAACGCGAAAATGTTTCAGCGTTATGATTTGCTTCATCAGCCAATGGCCGCAAAGCCGCTTTAATCTCAAGCATACCCGCAGCAAAGTCAGCCGAAAGTTTTTGCTTTGACCAAAATTCAAACTTTTCATTAAAGGCATCCATTGATTTAGCAAATTCTGTTTTGCTAATCGAAAAGCCAAATGATTTCTTGAAATCGTAAACAGTTTTCCTTGCGGCGTTTATCTGCGTGATGATTGTATTAACAAACTCGATGATTGCTTGTGACGCATTCTTCGCGCCAATTATAATTGCTTCGGCTAACTGCCGACCAAAAACAGCCGTATCATCACCGGCACCTTTTAATTTGCCGCTAATTTCTTCAGTTAGAATTTTAGCAAGTTCACCAAGTGCCGGTGCCATTGCTGCCGTAATAGTGTCGGCAATGCCTTTGAATAAAGTGCCAAGCCGCGTAAACTGATCGTTTGCTTTTTCAACGCCACGAACCGCAGAACCGGACAAGATAAAACCAAGGCTCTCAGCATCGCTAAACATCTGTTGCAAGGCTTCGCTGCCGCCTTCTAGCGTGTTTACAAATGCCACGCCTTCACTATCGAACAGCTTAAACGCAAGCCGCACTTTGTCGCCGCTTGATTTTACATCATCAAACGCATCTGCCAGTTTTAGCATTTGATCATCAAGTGAAAGTTTAGTCAGTTCTTTGGCGTTCAAGCCAAGTTCTTTCAAAGCATCTTTAGCTTCGCCAGTTCCAGCCGCAGCTTCAGACAGCCGCCGCGTAAACCGCTGCACCGCCATATCGACTGTGCGCGTTTCAACGCCAGCCAGATTAGACGCATATCGCAGTTTTTGTAATGCTTGACTGGTAACGCCTAGCTTTTGCGCGGTCTTGCCTAGCGTGTCGATGCTGTCAAGTGACGACTTGATTAATAAACCTAATCCAGCCGCACCAGCAACGCCAACAATCGCCGTTTTGAAATTAAGCAAAGAACGCCGAACAAAATTAAGGCTTTTGGTGACGCTGCTAAACGCTTTTTTAGTTCTGTCAACGGCAGTGATCGTGATTGGTAAGTTATTTTTTGCTGCCATCTTCGACCACCTTGAAATATGCGAACCATTCGTTCAGTTCTGTCAGCGTCAATTCTTCAATTTCGGCTTGTGTCTTATGAAGGCGATCCGCCAAGGCCAGCATATTCAGCCTCAACGGGTCGCCCTTTAGTTTTTTTCCGCATCCCCAACGCTTTGAACATCACCAAACATCTGCCCAGCAATATCAGCAATCAAGGCCACGCTGTCACCCATTAGGTGCATTTTATCTTCTAACGTAAACAGTCGCTTGCCATCGGCATCTTCAGCTTTAGTAATAATCAGATCAACCATACCGCTGATCGTCATATTGTTCAGAAAGTCTTTGTGCTTTCTTTGCAGCTTGTCAATGTCTCCGGCGGTAATGGCTCCAGAATAAATAACCAACGGCTGACCATCTTCGCCCCACTCATCAACTTTAATGACCTTGCGGTCGCGGTTACGCCTTGCGGCGATCTGTTCTCCCAAACCCATAATTTACCCCTTAAACAACAGTTTCAGTTAGCCCACCAGTGCCTTGCAGCGAATAGGTGGCGGTGTTAATGCCATCAGATGTTACACCGATTGACCGGCTAGTGACAATCGCTGAACCAGTCAATTGATGGTCGCCGGTTGTGTTGCCTTCCATTTGCAATTTTAAAACAACAGTATCGCCAGCGGTCACGTTGTTTTGCGCTGTGTCTGTGTCGTCAAAATATGTTTCAACAGTTGCGGTGAAATCTGTGAAGCTGGCTTTGTAAGTCTTTGAGGTATCGCCCATCACTGTATCTTCAATGGTGTCGGCAGTCTCATCAACCGAAAAGCTAATCACTTCAGCCATTACGTCTGTGCCGATTAGAACGACACCATCGTTTCCTTTAAAAGTAGCCATCGTTTTAAGTTCCTTTTCTAAACGGCAGTTTCAACGTCATTTTCTTTGGTGCGGTATTGCACCGATATTGTAAACCGACCAACGGCCACCGGCTGTTCGCCATCGCCCGAATAGTCAGCCTCAAACGCAACAACCTGTGCATCTTTTGCCAGATTGTTTAGCGTTACATCAGCGGCAATGGCCTCTTCAACCTCAACCGCAATAGTGTCCAGCGCATTATCGTAATTCGCTGTGCCAATAACATATGCCTCAACGGCAACGTCTAAAACTCTATTCACAGAACGCGCCAGCGTGATTGTATCAAATTCGGTGGCTTCGCTCTTGGTAAAAATACATAAAGCTGGCAACTTTGTCTGTTCCAGCGGAAAGATACGGCTGCGGAATACGTTGCTGCCGGTTGTGGTCAATCCCGTCAATGTCGTCACGATCTGGTCGCGGATTTGCTGCCGGACGTGCGCCATTATTGTTTCTCCAATACCAGCGTGGTCATACCAGTCCCGTCGTCCTGCACAATCCGCATCGTATAGGCCACCGCGTTGATCGTAATTGTATCGCCTTCAGCGGCTGTTGATACGTCTGCGGTGCGGCAAACAAATCGCGGCTGTTGTAATGCAAAGCCAACGCCCCCGCCAGCGTCAACCTCGACAAAATCATTATCAAAGATGCCATTGATCGTGGTCGCATTATAGGTCGCAGCAACCCCGAAATCATCAACGCCAACAAAGATGGCGCGGTCATCTGCGGTTTCGACTGCCATTAATCGGCATCCACTTTAGCTACTTTAGCTACTTTAGCCACTTTAGCTGACCATAGCTTTGCATAGCCGCGATCAATCAGCTTGTTCGCCTCATCTTGACGAACATCGTGATCTTCACCGGCAAGCATAATCCCGACTGAACCCGCTTGGCAGTCTTTGAGCGTTGTGATTTTAACAAGTTTGATTGTCATTTTTTCTTTGTGTTCCGCTTTACTAGGCTGGCCGCTGATTTCTTTGTTAGGCCAATAGCTCGATCAGTGATGCCTTGCTTTTCTTCATAAACTTCGACTTTGCCAGTATTAACCAAATCGAAACCCACATTCTCAGCCACTTCGACAATATCGCCAATTTCGTGTGCTTTACCGCCGATCAGAATATTCCGCTTGCATTTAATTTTCATATTATCCCCCTATCGGGTGAAGATGGGGCAGCCGAAACCGCCCCATCATTATATTTAAGCGTCGATGTCCAAGCACGCAGCGA